CAATACTTGAAACTTCAACTTCAAAATCATTGACATATCCGTCACTCTCGACGGTCTGACCAATAATACTAATAACTTCAGGGCTAACTAAAGGATATTTACTGTCAGGTTGTGTATTAGATACTAATACTTTTACATAGTCTTGTAACACTTTTCCTGTAACAGGATCATATACTAACTTACCAGTCTCATATGTAAATCTTGTATCTGCTACACTACCAAAATAATAAGCTAGGGATCTGTATGTAATACTGTAACGATTACTGCCTAAACTTAAGAAATTGACAAAATAATTATTGGCATCATATACACCAACACTCCAACGGTCTTGTGTTATTAGTAACTTGTTATTGAATATCAATGAAAAACTTTGATTCAATTCCATCTTTACTAAACATTCTTGTATAACTGTCGGTGGTAATGAATTATCAAATGACGGTATTATTGTGGATACAATCGCACCTTGTGGTACATATCCATTCAATGTTACAGGGCCGGTACCGTTACTAAAACCACCTGCACCATAATTGTATCCATCACCTATTACCTCTAATACTGTAGTCCATATGTATGTCTTATCTGAAGGGCTTGCTATTCCTGAAACTAATCTATTGTATTCATTGAAATAATAACCGCTAGGAGCAATAAATTTCATCAATGCGCCCTTAGTTACATATTTCATATTGTATGTGGAATATGATCCTACTGGAATAGGAACATTCGCACTACCACTAATATTGTAAAAATATCCGGTCTCACTATTAGCATCAACTGTTTCTTCTTGCCAATACACAACGCCGTCACCTGTTTGACTACTGACATTGTATCTTGGATAATTCTCTACATAATACTGTCTGGCACGATTGTCAGCTAACAATGCACCTAATCTATCTGTCAAAAAGCTAATAATGTCACTACTGGTATTGATGGTCAATAATGTACTACCATCATCTGAATCTTGGTACAACCCACCATCATTAGCAAAACTATTTGTACTGGAATACTTACCTGTAGGATCTAATAAATCTAAATTCTTTGATACACCTACACTACTACGGTTAATGGCTTTACTCTTAATAATAGAACTGTACAATGTGTATGGGAAGTTATTGTAATCTTCCCCGTTGACCATACGATTCTGTGTGTAATATCTGGCAGGAGCACGTTGCTTAATCTCTGCTAATGTCTCTCTGGCTTGAGCATTACTAACTGGTAACTGTAACTCTAGTCCTAATGTCAATGACTCTGTGCGTCCTTGACGGCTAATATAATTGATGGTAATACTTATTCCCTGCATTTCTGTAGGGTCAATTGTGTATGTTAATGCGTTACCAGCACGTACATATGCTCTAAATGTTCCTACTGGTATTTCACTGAAAACGCCATCACCAAATATGTAACTAACCTGATCATTGAATCTGGAAGATACTGAAAATATCTTACGCACACTATTCTCTGTTTGTAAATACGCATTGGCATAAACGTTCTCTACTAGTTTCCATAATGCTCTTGAACCTGTATTGTTATTATCATCACTTAATTGATACAACCATGTGTCTGTATTGTTGATACCTTGAATATCAATATCAACTACTTGGTTACTAATCTGTTGTGCTAAATTAAAATCAAAGTTTTGTAAATTACCTTGCTTGAAGTAAAAGAAGAATCCTGTGTTTGGACTGCCATATCCCAACTTGTCATTACGATACAACATATTCAATTTACCGCTAGGGATAGGAGGAATCTCATAAACATAATCTTCCCCTACACTCGTCACACTAACAACTTCAAAGTTCATAGTTTGATTATCTACAACTGATGTAAAAGGTACAATTGGTAAATTAGTTTGTGGAATATTGATTCCATATTCATCTGTCTTTACACCTAAAATCTGTGCACTATTTCCTGGACGACCAATGCGTTGACTGTTTATCAATGTAGCATTAATAATTGTATTGAACTGTTCTAACCAATTAATATTAGCAGGGTCATTCCATAATACAGGAACATTACTTAGGTTAAAACCATTCAAATCAGTGATATTTTGTGTTGTTTGAATACTTGTTACTTTAATGTAACCCTGTCCTGCTAAGTTACGTTTAGGTGTGTAGCTAACTAAATTTGCTAATTTTACGACACTATCTCTACGTTCTGCTGTGTCAATAAAGTTTTCACGTGTGTTCAAATCACTACGGAAAGCAAGGCCTTGACCCATGAAAGCCATCACATCTAATAATGCTATGAATTCACTTGATTCAATGTAATCGTTGAAAGTCTCTGGATGATACGCACGTAAGTAATCAATGAAACTTTTACGTAATGTTTCATAGTCGTAGCTTTTGAAATCAGCTTCACGGAAGGTTTGATAAATGGCGCGCCAGTCGTTTACCCCAAATAAATTTGATTGTCTGTTGCTCGTTGCCATTACTTATTCCTTGTTATTATTGTATTTATCTTCACAAAAATAGTGGTTTTTGTTATTGAATAACTGCTGTATTATTACTATTGTTGAAGAATACACTCAATGCTTGTGCGTTATTGAACGGGGCAATAGCTAATTCCATTTCAATTAATATGCCGTTTTCTTGTGGATATGCGCTTACAGTATTGACAATCATTCTTGGATCCTGATTGGCAACTCGTCTAAGTTCTGTCTCTAACTTGTTCTGAACATCAAACGTATTAGGTTCAAATACAAAACTCCACAATGTAGTACCATAATTAGGATTACCGACTTTTTGTCCTTTTTGTATGTTCAATGCGTTTAGAAAGTCTTGTATGACAAGTTGTTCGTCAACTGTTCTGTACTTTTTACCAGGAATAACAGCTTGTACTGTGCCACCTACACCACCGGCAATACCACCGCCTAAGTTTGTTGAACGGGGCTTATTCGCATTAATTGTACTGAATCCTATGTATGTTGGCATAATGTTATCCTATACTGTATTTAGACTAATTTATTAGCTTGGTTAGTTAGCTCATCTGATTTTTTTAGTAATGCTAACATTTTTAATTTTTGAGCTTTGTAATCTTCTTTAGCAGTTTCTATTCCTGGATCACCTTCAGGTAAACTTTCAACCGCTGTCTTCAAGGCAGCAGTTGAGTTGGCAATAACGATTTTTTGTGCTGATATTTCTTCCGTAACTTGATTTAATTGTTTAAGGTTTTCTTTTATTTTATCTAACGCACTTTCACCTGCTGTTTTACCCAATGTAGCAGGGTTGCCACTGTAGTTTGGTAAAGGTACAGTTCCTAATACGCCCTGAAGCTGTGATGTTAATTGACTACGATTGTTTGTACCAGATGCGGCTGTAGCTAATAATATTTGAATAGGTCCACCTGAACTCATTCCACTGATAGCGGCACTCAATTGTGATGCGGCACCAGCCGGTAATCCAGCACTTGCTAATGATGCCAATGATTCACCGCCCGTCTTTAGTTTATCCAAACTCTTACCTAAATCACCAGCAATACCTTGTGCCGCATTTAGTGCGAATCCTGATGCTAATGGACTAATACTTGTAATACCAGATAATCCCTGAGTAATTTGTGTTGCTGAGTTTATCAATCCACTAACTTGTGCGACACCTGGTACAATACTTCCGGCGATAGCTGTTACCGCTTTGTCACCACCAGGTAATGCTCCCAATCCTGTAGCTAAATTAGCAGTAGCACCTAATGTTGTTTTTAGTAGTCCTGTTGCTGAACCAACTACACTACTTACTGCTGTACTAATTCCTCCTGTAACAGCTCCAACTGCTGTGCCTAATGCTCCTGTAATTCCACCGGTTACTTTACCTAATGCACCAGTCAATCCACCTGTTACAGCACCTAATGCACCACTCAGTGCGCCACCAATCCCACCACCTGGGCTTTGTGCGGCAGCTTGTGCTTTTTCTGTAATATCTCTAATGTTTTGTGGGACACCTGCTTGTAATGTTGGGAACGCTCCTGTGATTGCGGCAAATGCACTACCGGCTATTCCTTTAGCACTATCTAATAGTCCTGATATTCCTGCTACTGCTCCCTTAGCCATCCCAGTCAATGATGTAGCAATACTATTCAATCCACCTGTTAAATTTGCTGCCAAGCCACTCGCAAAATTGCCCGCTGATATCATATTTGTAGTCGAACCTAATAAATTATTCAATGGACCAGTAACTGATCCTATTACTCCTGTTACTAACTTGGTTGCTTGACCTACTACAGAATTTGCAGCCGTCTTCATAAAGTTCAATGTATTTGCTACGCCTGTTGTTGCCGCTGACATAACTAAACCAGCTAGCTGAGTGCTTGCTAAGTTAGGAGGTACTGCACCTGAGTTAATCAATGCTTTTTGTGCTGTTCCCAAGTTCACTACAGTAGCATCTACTTGAGCTTTACTATTACGAATATATTCTTGTAAGTTCTCAGCTCCTGGCATACCTGTAAACAAGTTACTGGTCATTGCTTGTTCAACTGTTTTTCCTTGAGCTACTAGTTTAGCAATCAATGCCGCAGAGCCTGGCTTTAGTATGCCAGCTTGTTCCATTTGTTCAGGACTTTGTGCTAGCTTACCTACACTAGCTACATCACCTGTTGCTGTTTTTACAACACCAGCACCTAGTTTAACTGCATCAGCCGCAACGCCTGTACCAGCTAATGTTGACATTTGAGCAACCATTGCCCCTGTTGTATTCTTATCAAGTTCACTACTAACAGCCGCACTTGATGGTACTGTAGCCGCTACTGATACTTTGACTGGATTGTCTACTGGAGTTTCATTGGCAGTGTTGTTTGCGGCGGCTACTGTTGCTGAAGGTGCTGCCGGTAATGCTGCACTAGAACTGTTGTCTACTTTTACATCAACTCCCTGATTAGCACTAGCCCAAGGTGAGTGAGCAGGTGCTCTACTTACAATACTCAATAGTTTGCCAGGTGCCGCCGCCCATCCCTTAACTGCATCATTCAATGTATCTGTATGTGCCATTCTAGGTAATGACTTAACTTGTTCTGGTACAAGACTTGATGAACCTGTGTTTAAGTTAATCTTACTACCGTTCACATATGCTAGACCACTACTAGCAATTGAGGCATCACCTGCACTGGATAAACTCATTGCTCCATCTACTTTAGTTGTGTATTTGCCTGCTGCCTCTAAAGTGTAATCTGTACCTACTTTAGTAGCTAATGTCTTTTCACTTTCAAGCTGTATTGATTCCGCACTAATGTTCAATGCTTTAGCCGCATTGAGGTTAATGTTATTATCAGCATGTAGGTTTAAGTCGCCCTGTGTTCTAACGTTGACTGAGTTAGTAGCGTACATATCAATAGTACCTTCTTTACCTAACTCAATGTAACTTTGTCCGTTAGCGTGAATAATGAATAACGTTTGACCGTCATCACTCATTAGTATTTGATGACCTAAACTACTACGTATTCTTACTAATTGGTCACGACCTAAAATGTCTCCATCGTCCATGACTAGTGTATGTCCACCTCTACGTCCTACAATTTTCAATCCACTTTGTTGTCCACCACCTGTTGCGGCATCAGCAATAGTTTCATCAGTAAAGCCACCTTCATAGACAGGTCTACCCGGTGTGCTAACTCCCCAGCCTAAACGACTGGGACTTTCACGTTGACTGGTACTACCAATTACACCACGAATAGGGTCTCGTATTAATCCCTGTTGTGCTAGAATACCTGCCGCATAACTATGTACAGGTTTGGCTTCATTCAAAAAGTTAGCACCATCACTAATACCTTTATTATTAGTATTGATATTAACTACAGGTAATCTAACAGCACCGCCATAACTTTTAGCTTCACTCTCATTAGCTACAATATTATCTGTTCCACCAATAGCAGGAACCATATGTAATGATTCGGCAGGCGGAATAGCACCAATGTAAAATCCATAGTTAGGATCACCGTTGATGAATAAACAAATAACACTTGTGCCTATGTCCGGTGGACTATTCCATAGTCCATAACTGTTAGGGTTTTTAGTAAAAGTTCCATAACCTGTATTAGCACTTGACGGAGTTGTTACACCAAAAAACGGAGTCAGATAGCTTACTGTTACCCAAGTATTACTATCATTAGGATCTAGTCCACCCAAGTCACTGATGTAAACTTGTAGTCGTCCGGCACGTGTTGGGTCAATGTTATCTTTGACAACACCTATGACTGGTACTTGGCGTAGTACAGCACCACCTGCATCAGGTTTACTAGCTTTAGTTGCACCTCTGGGTTTTATTTCATCATACATATTTTACACTCCACCAAGTCCATTGACAAATAATCTATTGCGTGATGATTCATCAGGTGTTTCAGTATCTCTACCGCCTTCATTTGCAGGTTGTTTACTGCGATTGACAATGTTATCATCATTTGATTCGCTAGCCGCATTGGGTGAGTTATTAGGATTAGTTGAGTCTGAGCCTGAGTTACCCAAGTTATCTGAGCTTACTGAATTATCTTTTACCAAATCACTATTTTTGTTTGTGCTAGGATTACTAGATGTTTGACCTTGTTTGATTCCTGTTCGTGTATCAGTAGTAGCATTAGTCGCAGTATTTTCTCTGGCTGCTCCTGACTTGTTAGCATCAGATGAAATGCCAGGAAAGGTGTTGATAACACAACTTAAATCTTGTGTGAACTTGCCTTTTGAAAAACTACTTTCTACCATTACCACTTGATAGCTAATACCTTTAACTTGTGCCGATACTTCTTTGGGATATTTCCAAAACAATATTGATTCATTGATGGTCATCAATCCACTTTCATTATCATAGTCTTGTGCTTCTTTGAAATCTATTTCAATAAACACTTGTCCACCATTAGGGTTAATTGTAAAACCTGTACCATAAAATTGACGATAAACATTATTGATACTGCTTGGGCTATCTTGCATTAGAAAATCAGGATCTCCTAGAATAGAAACTTTAGCGTTAGCGTATGAACCAGGATCAAATAAACTTGTTAGATAACTATTCTGTGCTTCTTTACCCACATCAAGCTTACCTGTTCTATCTTCATTTTGTCTTTTGCCGGGTAAAGATGGCACATCTTGTCCACCACCAGTACTTGCGCTAGAACCTGACGGGTTCAATGCCACTGTAAAATATGCGTTGTCTAGTTTCTGTTCATAGTTTATTATTTCAGAGTTTTGTCCTGTAAAATAATATTCATATCTTTTGTGTGGACCATAATACTTTGATGTTTTACTTGCGTATGGACTTGTAATGAATGGTGTTTCATATGGTTGAATAACATATGTTATTTCATACGCAAAATCTTTTACCACTGTATCAAAGCCTAACACCTTTACACGTGTGCCCAAGTTGTACCATTTGATTGTTAGTGGATTTGGATTTGGATTTTCATTTTCACCTGTACCATCATTATTAGGTTGTGCATCACTAATTAGTATAGCATTAAGAGCATCTTCTAAGTACGAACTTTGAGAAATAATAGACCCTACAGCTTGCATAACAGAGATTCCAGTAGAAAAAGTAATACTTCTTTTATTACTGTCAGGTACGCTTTTTACTGATACACTTTCATTTACTTGTTTAGTGTTACTTACCATACTCATTGGCCATTTAGACTTATCCAAGTCTGCAAGACTAACAATTGAAGCATCACCAATTTCTTTTTTGCTTGTACCTAGAAATTCTAGTTTGTAAACATTAGCAATACTACCCTCACCTGATTCTTTAGCTTGTAATACTTGTTGTTCATTCAAGCTTGTTAGTAAGCCTTTGGTACCAGTCAGTGCTTCAAGTACATTGGTACCTACTACACTAGCACCTTTATCTATTCTTCCAAACTTTGTACCAAAGCCTGCTTTTGGTGCTACTGTGGCAGCAGTAATACTGTACACTGTCATTTTACCATCTAGTTTGAACTTAATACTGGTGATGTAAATATCGTAGAATCTTTCAAATACACCACCGCTATCACCTGTTACATTGAATGTATCTTGGTTGAAGTTTTCACTAGCAGAGATTAAGTTACCATTTACATCATATCCTTGAAATCTTACACCTAACACAAAGAACTGTTTACTGGCATTAGATAAGTCTCTGTAGTTTTTGATTTTACTTGTTTTTTGTAGTAGTTGAGCCGCTCTGGTTATTTTTGAAATGAAACTAAAACCATATGGTTCATAAATATTGAACGTCATTCCAGTATCGTTACTTGCTGTTTGAGTTGCTTTACCCGCAATAGATGTTTTGATTTTTAAATCATCAATGTAAAAGTCTAAGTCAAATGCTCGCTTACTCGTTTTGTTATTGATACCACCACTTTGTGCTACTATGTATGCTCCACTTTGTCCTGAGTTGATATCTACGGCAGCATTATCATTTGCGGCATTATTGATAGCATTGATATTTGTTCTACCTGATTGAATAAATGCGTCATACGCATCTGGTGTAATCATATAAAGTGTAATTTGATATGTGTAGCTTGAAAAATTAGCTAACGGGTTTTTTAGTCGTTGACCGGGTTTAGGACCAGTTGATGTTTCACTTGACTGAACTTTATTAGTTGACCCTTTATCGCTTTGTCCAGCTGGCGTAGAACCCGCAAAACTTTCGTTTTTTGTTTTTAGTTGATTAGTTATGTTATTTAATTCTTTAGTAGCGGTAAGTTTAGCCGCATAGGCTTTATCATAACTATATTCATCATCTGACTCACCTGTCTGGTCATTATTGTTAGGTGTTGATGATATGATATTACCTAGTTCATCCGTTACAATTGGCATTTACAATCCTAACAATTGTTTTAGCATATCTGCTTTAGGTAAATAGATTCCTACACCGGTAACAAAATCAAATAACGGATCTTTCAATCTGTTTGGATTTCTGGCTGCAAACACCCACCATAATCTACTATCAGAATATAAATCATATGCTAACATATCAGGACGATATTCATAAACCAATGTTATTTTCCAATAAACATCAGATGGTTGTTTGATAATAGGTCTATCAGACATAATATCTAAGTATTTGCCATTGACTACATCAGTTGTGTAATATGGACTTGTTGCTGGATAATTTGTATTAGATGCCATTACCAAATGCCTCCGCCATTGCGTTTACTTCCCTGTAGTAGTTTTCCTGTTGCATATTCTTTTACACTAAAATTATTACTGATATCATTGCGTGTTACAATTGGGTAACATGTCAATGCTATTGATATTTTTGTTGGCACATAAGTGGGCTGTGTATTCGTTGCCTTAGTAAACTGAGGCTGTTTTTCTAATGCACCTGTTTGTAACCCACTTGATTGTAATCTACTATTTACACTGGTATCATCACTCTCTTTAGAATTGTATCCGGCACTATCTACACCTGGTTCTAATGTGGGGCTACCTGCTCTAATATAATCTACATCAGTGGGTAAGTTGTAACTAAAGTTAGTAATAACTAACGGGTGTCTGTCAAACTGAAAACTACCCAATCCACTCAAATAACATAATGGTGGAGGAGTACCTGGTTTAGGGTTTTGATCCTGACCATAGAACATTTTTGTAACACTACGGAAGAAATGAATAACAGCTAATAAGTAGTTTGCTTCTTCTGTGTCCTGTGCCGTAAAGTCACAACTGAGACTGATTTGGTCTATGCTACTGCTTTTGTATTGAAAGAACTTGTAGTTACTATGTGTAAGTTCTGTGCCATCATAGTGTGCCGCATAGTTGATTTGTATTGCAGGAGTGTATGGGAATACGACCCCGTCAGTTGCTTGTAAGTATTTTAGTATGCCAGGATTCTCTGCTTTGTAAAGATATCCTGCGCTAGGGGCGAGACTTAAACGAACACGCCAATCACCTTGTGTTTTAGCATTTTCAGCATCTTGGGTAATTTGTTTACCACGGGTAGCATCAATCGACCCTTGCAAGCCCTGCATGCCACCGTAAGCACCAATAACATCTTGTTCTGTTCTTGCTGATGTTTCATCAAATCGTTTACCAGCTTCAATTCTAGCGGCTTCAAATGGATCGTCTGCTCCTGTTATTGGAGTAGGTTCATAGTGATCAATGTTGCTATCACCAGCTGGTGCATTGAAGGCATCTGTATTAGGATCTATTGTTTGTTGAGCTACTGGTGTTTGAATCTCTGCGCCTATATTTGTGTTAGGATCACTATTTGGATTGACTGATAAGGGTATAGGATTTTGTACTGATGGTGTAGTTGTAGTTGGTGTAGCTGTAGGATTTTGACTTGCAGGAACTTCAGCAGGTGGATTTATAGTTGAGTTGTATCCGGGTGGTGGAGTAAATTGATTTGTCCCGGGGGGTACTGCACCCGCGGCTTCAAGATTGCTAATTGCAGTTTGAGAAGTTTGCATTGCTTCTTCGCCTGATTGAACAGCACCCAGTAGTCTACTAGCTTGGGTGTTTAGTTCTGACCGTTTTGCTTGAAGTTCCTCATACTTAACTTGTAATGCAGCCGCATTTGGATCACCTTGTGCCGCCGCTGCCGCTGCCGCACTTCTAGCCGCTCGTACCGTTGCAAATGAATAAGGACCGTTGGTTTGATCTTCGACCTGAGCAAGAGCCGCCTTGTTTTCTGCTAATTTTGTTTGTACTGATGATAAATTTCGAGTCATCGTCTGCAACGCATTACCTCTGTCCAAAGGTGTTAGCTGAGTTTGTACAAACTTAGGGTCTGTTAAATTTTGCGGTGTCCATGCCATAATATGTTGTTATCCTTACTAGTATTTATCAACTAAATATACTAGTGTTTTTACCCTTTTCAATAAAAAATTGTTGCTTTTCAGCAACTAAAGTGTTACAATAGACACATCATAACAACAAGGAAACTATGTCATTACTCCCAGCGCCTAAGAAACCCGTCAACTATTTGAATAACAAAGATATTCTAAAAGAGATCCACGAAAGTAAAACATCATATTGTTCCTTCGCTAAAAGTGAACAACATCGCTATGATTTTATTGTAGATATGCCACAAGAAAGTTTAGAAAAAAGCTTGGAATATGCTTTCAAATCAGAAACTATTCAAATAGCAAAAGAAAATAGAGCGACTAGATTAAGCTTAGAAGCAGGGGCAAAAGACTCAGTTAGTCCAGATTCTATACCAGTTACAGATTTAGTATTTCGTGTAATGAATTGGGATCATATTCCGGTCAGCCCAAAACAAGCACGTAAAGTTACTAAAAAGAAAAAAGCCAAAGATATTCTATTATTTGATATTGAAGTTGAAGAACCGGATGAGATTTTTGCCGATTTAGAAGATAGTACAACACAAAATGAAGTTGATGACATGGTGCATGTTAAGGTCAACTTTCCCCCATTCCAACATTTCAAAATAGATGAAACCAATACATTCCGTTGTGTGGGCAAAAGTCATTGGGCAGGTGATTTAGAAACGGGTGAGTTTAGTAAGGACCATGGTACTATTACTAAAAAGCTTGCCAAAATGTACATCATGCTTTGTGAAAAATATGCTATGAAATATAATTGGCGTGGATACACATACCGTGATGAGATGCAAAACTCAGCAATATTACAACTAAGTTATGTGGGTTTACGATTCAATGAAGCTAAATCTGCTAACCCATTCGCTTTTTACACAGCGGTTATTACCAATAGCTTCTGCCGTGTATTGAATACTGAAAAACGTAACCAAAATATCCGTGATGATATACTAGAAATAAATGGACTTAACCCTAGTTGGAGTCGTCAAGGGTCTGGTTCTACATTTTACGAAGAATAAGGTAACCAAACTGTTTGCTATTACATTAAGTTTTTGCTATAATAACTAGATGAGTAACTTATTTAAAAAAGCCGCTGTCTTTACCGATATTCATTTTGGACTAAAGAGTAACAGCTTACAACATAACCAAGATTGTTCCGATTTCGTAGATTGGTTCATTACTAAAGCTAAAAAAGAAAACTGCGAAACTTGTTTCTTTTTAGGTGATTACAATCATCACCGAGCAAGTATCAACATCCATACACTACAGTTTGGATTACAAGCATTGGAGAAACTAAGTGCCGCTTTTGAAAAAGTTTTCTTTATTCCGGGCAATCACGATTTGTATTATCGTGATCGCCGTGATATTCATAGTGTAGAATGGGCTAAACATCTGCCCAATCTCACCATCGTCAATGACTTCTTTAGTGATGGCGATGTTGTTATTGCTCCTTGGCTTGTACAAGATGATTACAAAAAAATAAAAAAATTATCAGGTAAATATCTGTTTGGGCATTTAGAACTGCCTCATTTCTATATGAACGCTATGATAGAAATGCCCGATCATGGTGAAATCAATACTGACCACTTGACTGGCTTTGATAAAGTATTCAGTGGACATTTTCATAAACGACAAGCACGTAAAAATATTTGGTACATAGGCAATGCCTTCCCACATAACTACGCTGATGCCGGCGATGACGCACGTGGCATGATGGTACTTGAATGGGGCAGTGACCCAGAATTCTTTAGCTGGCCAAGACAACCATTATTTAGAGTACATAAACTATCAGACATATTAGAAAACCCTGAAGGCTTGCTATTGATTGATAGTCATGTTAGAGTGCATCTTGATATCGGTATCTCATATGAGGAAGCAAACTTCATTAGAGAAACACTAATCCCAGAACATAAACTAAGAGAAATGACATTGATACCAATGAAAATGGAACAAACAGAAATCGCTGGCTCTGATGGACTAAAGTTTGAATCAGTTGACCAAATCGTCATTGACCAAATTAATAGTATTGAATCAAATACTTTTGACAAAAAACTTCTACTGGATATCTACAACAATCTATGATTATTATTAAAAATATCACCCTGCGTAATTTTTTATCAATCGGACAAGTAACACAAGCAGTTAATTTTGACAGACAAGACTTAACACTTATTCTAGGTGAAAACTTAGACTTAGGTGGTGATGGTGCTCGTAATGGTACAGGTAAAACATCACTTATTCAGGGACTATCCTACGCCCTCTTTGGTATCCCAATCAATAGTATTCGCAAAGATAATCTAGTCAACCGTACAAACGGTAAAAACATGATGGTCACACTAGAGTTTAGTGTTGACGGTATTGACTACAAAATTGAACGTGGTCGTAAACCCAATATCTTACGATTCTATGTAAATAATGATTTACAAAAAGGTATGGATGATGCACAAGGTGAAAACAAAGAAACACAACATGCTATTGAACGTGTAATCAATATGAGTGCCGATATGTTCAAACATATTGTAGCACTAAACACATACAGTGAACCGTTCTTAGCACTAAAAACTAATGAACAACGTGATATCATTGAACAACTTCTAGGTATCACACTACTAAGTGAAAAAGCTGAAGTTATCAAAAACATGATACGTGACAGTAAAGATAGTATTCAACAGGAAGAATATCGTGTCAAGGGTATTGAAGAAGCTAACAAACGTGTGGCTGAACAAATTGACAGTCTCAAACGTAGACAGAAATTATGGCAAACAAAACATGCTGAAGACTTGAACAAACTCGCTAAAGAGTATGAAGACCTGAGTAAGATTGACATTGAAGCTGAACTACTAGCACATAAAGAACTAGCCGTTTACAATGAAAAGAAAAAACAAAAAGACAATCATTTAGCATTATTGGCTAGGCAAACAGCTTGGAAACAAAAACAAGATAAAGACATAGTTGTATTACAAAAACAACTTGATGTACTGAACCATATTGATTTTGTTATTGAATTACAAGCACATAAAGATTTATCAGCATACAATGACAAACGTAAACAGATTGATGAACTAACTAAACTAGTTAGTCGTTGTGTTAGTGATGAGGCTAAAGAACAAAAGGTAATAGATAAATTAAAGAAAGAAATAGAAGACCTAAAGAATCACACATGTTATGCTTGTGGTCAAGAGTTCCATGATGATAAACATCAAACTGTTCTTAGTTCAAAAGAAAAACTATTACAAGAAGCATCATTACAACTATTAGCTACGAATGGTCAATGGATTGAAAATACACAAGCACTAAAAGAATTAGGTCAGTTAGGTGTACAACCAACAACTCATTACAGTAGCGAAGCAGAAGCTATTCGTTCATCTACTGAAGTTGAAAATGTTCAAAGTAAGATTGATGCTAAGGTTAGTGAAGTAAACCCATTTGATGAACAACTAGCTGAACATCCTGATGTTGAAGTTGGATTGATGCCGGTAACAATTTATGATACAGAGTTAGAAGCAGTTGAGCATCGTAGTAAGGTCAATAACTTGTTAGTTCAAATCACTACAAAGAGTGAAGAAACTGATCCATATGCTGAACAAGTAGTTGAGATGGAGAGTAACGCATTACAAGCTATTGATTTTGAAAATATCAATAAACTAACAAGAACTATGGAACATCAAAAGTTCTTATTAGATTTATTAGTAAGTAAAGACAGTTTTGTTCGTAAGAAGATTATTGACCAAAACTTAAGTTATTTGAATAGTCGTTTGACGCATTACTTAGACAAGATCGGACTACCGCATCAAGTTGTATTTCAGAATGATTTACAAGTTGAAATTACAGAGTTAGGGCGTGAGCTTGACTTTGACAATTTAAGTCGTGGTGAACGTAATCGTTTGATTTTAGGTTTGAGTTTTGCGTTTAGAGATGTATGGGAGAATTTATATCGTCCGATCAACACATTGTTTATTGATGAACTGATTGATAGTGGCTTAGACACTATGGGCGTTGAGAATAGTATTGCTATTCTAAAAGATATGAGTCGCAGAAGACAGAAAAGTATTTGGCTTGTGAGTCACCGTGAAGAATTAGCTGGGCGTGTGCCTAGTGTATTGAAGGTGGTAAAAGAAGCAGGCTTTACAAGTTATTCTACTTCGGCGGATATGGAATAATTTTGCAGGTGTTTCATTAGAGATAAGTATTAACATGACATCACCACAAAAAGCAAAAGGATCAGGGTTTGAAAGAGAAGTTGCAAAATTTCTCTCAGAGTTGTACGAAGAAAGTTTTATTCGTGCTCCAGGGTCCGGCGCTTACATTGGTGGTAAAAATCAGCATAGAACAACAGTATTACACGAAGGTCAAGTACGTTCTTTCAAAGGGGACATTGTTCCTGGACAGAGTTTCAGTAAGATGAACATTGAGTGTAAGTTCTATGCAGATTTTCCTTTTCATTTATTATTATCAGGTAACTGTAAAGTAATAGATGGATGGATTAAGCAGTTAATGGATGTTGCCGAAGACGGTGATGTAAATTTATTGTTTATGAAGTTTAACAGAAAGGGTCGTTATGTTGCCGTGCAATGCGGAGCAACTTGGATAACAGACAATTTTGCCTATTATTCGTCAAGCAATTTCGGTGATTGGTTAATCGTTGAATTTGATGACTTTTTTAAACATAATAAAGAACTATTGAGATCATACTCAGGTACAACAGACACCATGTCAAAACCAAATATTATTAATTTACCAACAACATAAAAACTGTTTGTACCATAAACAAACAATAAAAAATAAAATCTATCATAAACTCAATTATGGAATGAGTAGATAATATTATCGTAGGTGATTGTGTTTGACAATCCTCCTTGAGATTGTACAGGTTGTGCTGTGCCGTCAGATTCTGGAGATGCTAGAATATAGAATTCTAGGAATACCGAGAAGGCAATCGACAAAGCGAACCTTCAACTAGTTTACTGCTATTTTATCTTGATGCAGTAAAAAGTGCGTTGCGGAATCGTTCAGAGCTGAGGCAAACTGAATGGATTCACTACAGATCCGATATATAATAACCTTATAGCGCAACCGGTGGCATTTGGGGACAGGAAGAGTTAACCGAATGGGATACAGATAACAAAGGCCGACGGTCGTGCAAGTTCACAACCTTTACCTGTGGTAGTGCTGATTAGCACTACCATGGCTTCAAATCGGCAAGTATTATTAGGACCCAGTAATATCCCTAAGAATAATAACCGTAAAGATTCAAACTAATCAATTTGAAAAAGAATAAGGATGTACGCTTGCGTACATACTTAGATGAGCTTTAGCTCATCTCTAAAAGAAACAGAATAAAATAGAATAAGTTAAGAAAAATGAATAGGTATGGATACTGTACCGTAAACATTAGAAAAATAATGTTTTTTAGAAGAATGGCAACTGGGTCTTCTTAGTAGTGTCTAAGTTTTCTTCTACGATAGCCGCAATGAGATTACGTTCCTCTACGGACATGTTCATTACATCAGCATAACTTACCCCACCACGCATATACCATGAAAACTTTAGTGCGTTTTGCTTTATGGTTTTAGACTCTGACTCCATGTTGTCAATAAGCTTCTGTATTTCACCAGAGTTTGAATATAGAAGCTTTAGGCGAAAAAATCAGATACGTTCAATGTTAGTGTCTGTGTGTATTCATGTTGACAGTTTACACAGGTAACATCTAATGGTTTGATTTGTGAACTCTCACGTAACTTCACAGCGGTACTACGCAAAAATTCAAAAGTTTGACGTTCGCAGTTTTGTAAAAAATCAAGTATGTGTTCTCTATCATTTACAACTGCTACTGGGGTAGCAATGTATTCTATTGATTCACAAATCAATTCCATACTGAGTGTATTGATTCTTTGCATACTATTTGTAGTTTCTTTTTGACGTAGTTCTGGATCAGTAATACTTTCAATATTTCTAATAGATTTTTCAATCTCAAACTGAACCATGTTGATACTATTGATTTTTCTGTATGTGAACGGTTGAAACTTAAACGTCAAATCATTTATTTTTACAGTTTCATCATAGTTACCTGATTCTAGTTTACTTAGTAATCCAACTAAGTTGATATCATATTTGCTGTCTTCATTACAGCTAGGACAATTGGATTCAATAGCTAACATATTACCTGTACTAGCGGCACGTATTCCTACTAACAGTGGGTCTAAGTCAATGATTGGGATAGCCCATGGATCTTTAATAGCTGGTACACAGCTTTTGATAATATCTACAACTGCTGTGCCGTTGAACAATGCGTCAGGAGTTTTGCTAGTGATTTCATCAATTGCTGTCATTGGATAAACTGGTAGTTCACCGTTTTCAGGCATATCAATAGTTCCTTCAGGATAAAATTTACCTAAACTGGGCAGTTTCAAATAGATGGCTGGTCGTCTAAAGTATTGTTTTAGTGGGTTATCGTTCATTGGGTATGTCCTTAAAATGGATATTTATTATGACTAAATAAGTATAATACATATTTAGTAGGTAAAAAATGGATGAAAAAGAAATTGACCCACAAAAGTTGAGAGAACTCAATCAAGCATTAAGCGACCTGACGGGTGGGTTCAACGCCACAAGCGAAGCATTAGCAGAACTAATGACCGACTTGGGTAAGGCAGAAAAGATACCTGAAAAAACAAGAAAAAAACGTGAAAAAGCTGAAGAAGACCTCAATGAAGTTATTGATGATGCCGCTAAAGAACGTAAAGCTAAAGAAGAAAAACAACAAGATTTATTTGAACAAGAACTTAGAAATAGACAAGTTCAAATAAAGAAATCTGAAAATGCGGCAGGTGAATTTATTAGCACTCAAGTTGAACTTACTGCTAAACAAAAAGAACAATTAAAAGAAGCTGATAAATTTATCAAAGCGCAAGCTTTACAAGTTGACAAACTCAAACTTAAAGAAAATCCAGGTAAAGTCTTAGATGACATGATGTCTCAAAATAAGAGTTTAACAGACGGTCTTGGTAATTTAGCTAAAGAAGGTCTTCCTATTCTTAGTAACAAATTCTCAGAATTATCTAAAAATAGTATGACTTTTAATGCAGTATCTAAATTAGGAACTGCTAGTCTTGAAGGAATGATCAATGCTACCAAAGTAATGACTCAAAGTCTTTATGCAGGTGAGCGCGGTGCTAAAGTTGGAGCTGATGCTTTCAGTGCATTTGCTGATAGTGTTAGCACTGCAATGAAAACGATAGGCATTGCTATGACTTTTATTCCTGGATTGGGAATAGGACTCAAGTTATTTGGAGGAGCACTGGCATTAGCAGGTGCCGCCCTAAATACTTATGCAGAATTCAATAAAAAAGCCGCTGAACAAAATGATAAACTGTTTGATAGTTTCAACAAATTAAGTGAAGCCGGACTAGCTGGTGCCAAAGGCATGACAGGTGTGTTTGAAACGGTACAGACGTTGGGCATGACCACTGCTGAACTAGAAAAGTTTAACCAGATATTGATATCCAGCAGTAAAGACCTGAAAATGTTTGGTGGAACAACAGCGGACGGTGCTGAGAAGTTTGCCAGTGTAGCAGGAGATCTTTACAAAAGTGATTTAGGTCAAAAACTAGAAATGATTGGTGTCACGGCTGATGCTCAACGTGAACACACACTAAAATACATGGCTCAACAAACTCGTTTGGGCATGATGCAGGACAAGTCACAGAAAGATTTAGTTAAGGGAGCAGCCGCATACATTGAAGAACTAGACAAGTTAGCAATGTTGACAGGTGCGTCACGTAAGGAACAAGAAGAAGCACAGAACGCTATTAATGCTATTGATGAAATTCGTGCGGCTATGGAAGAAGCAAGTGCTAACGGTGACAAAGATGAGCAAGCAAGATTAAAGAAATTCTACGATTTAGCAGTTGATTTACAACAGCAAGGTCTAACAAGAGGTGCCGCAGGTGCTGCAAAATTTGGTGCTGCCGGTGGTCCAACTGATGAAGCTAGTGCCGCTTTCATGGTTCAGATGCCAAAAGCAATTGAAGCTATCAATAAAGGCATGGCAAGAACAGATGTATTGATAGCATCGGCACAAGATGTACGAACAAGTCAAAGAGAGTTTGCTGGTGCTAAAAAAGTAGGTGCTGATTTGTCTGGATTACAAACAGATAAAACAGGTACACAAATTGATTTTGCTAATAGAATACTAAATCCAAAACAAGAAACAGATTCAAGTTTACAGCAAAAACAAGATGAACGAGCAAAAGGTGCTGACCAAAGAACCAAAGATAATGTTGAAGCAAGTAGATTGCAACAAGCAGCCGCACAAAAACTAGATAGTGTTGTTTGGACATTCAATGCCGCCGCTACGCTAAACAAAACTGCTAGTGAAACATTCAATAGTGCTGTCAACAAATTTAACAGTATTACAGGTGCTAAACCAGTAGCCGGTGGTGATATTAAAACAAATGTATCTGGTGGGGGTCGAGGGGCTGTCGCATCTGGTCCATCTGCACCTGCTACAGGGGCAGGATTACCGCCGGGCGTTAAACCACCATCGATGGCTGATCCCAATCGCTTACCAGGACAACCTCGAACACCAACAGGAACGACAGCTACGGCAGCACCTGCTACGGCTGCGCCAACAGGAACGACAGCTACGGCAGCACCTGCTCCAAGCAAACCTGCACAAAAGCCAGGTATGGGTAGTGCTCCTGGACGTGCTGGTGCCACACCTACAGGTGGTTCAGTTGCTACAGCTGGGAACACACCAGTAGAAGGAGTTGAAAACTTATTTACTTTTGGAGGTAACTCTGGAAGTAAAAGTAGTTTTGAACAATTAAATGATAACGTTAGGTCTAGAATTATAAATGCGGCGGCATCATTTAAGTCATTGACAGGTGGTACAATTAATATTAACAGTGCTAAACGTGACCCAGCCGATCAACAAAGACTATGGGACGAATCAGTTGAGGCAGGACGTGC